TTTATGATGCTTTAAAATATAATCGTAAGTTATTAGTGTCTCCAACTGCTTCTGGCAAATCTTTAATGATTTATTCAATTGTAAGATATTTTACTGAAAGAGATAAAAAAATACTTCTTGTAGTTCCTACCACATCTCTTGTAGAACAGATGTATAAGGACTTTGAGGATTATAGTTGGAATGCCGAAGATTATTGTCATAAAATTTATTCAGGAAAAGAAAAAACTACGGACAAAAATGTAATCATTACGACTTGGCAATCGATCTATAATTTGAATAGAAAATTCTTTGAAGATTTCGATGTAGTCATTGGTGACGAAGCACACCAATTCAAGTCAAAATCGCTTGTAGGCATTATGACGAAGTTAGACAATACAAAGTATCGTTATGGTTTTACAGGCACATTAGACGGGTCACAAACGCACAAATGGGTGCTTGAGGGATTATTTGGTCCTTCTTATAAAGTCACTCAAACAAAAGATTTAATTGAAAAGGGTCATTTATCAAAACTAGACATTAAAGTTCTTCTTTTAAAGCATGATGAACATAAATTCAATGAATATGAAGAAGAAATACAATATTTGATTACTCATGAAAAAAGAAATAACTTTATCAAAAATCTTGTTTTAGATTTAAAAGGTAATAGTTTAGTTCTTTTCAATCGAGTAGAAAGTCACGGACAACCACTTTACGAACTTATAAATAGTTCAGCGTCAAAAGATAGAAAAATATTTTTTGTCTATGGCGGAGTAGATGTAGAAGAAAGAGAAAGAGTACGAGCAATTACTGAAAAAGAAGATAATGCAATTATTGTTGCATCATATGGTACATTCTCTACTGGAATTAACATTAAAAATCTACACAATGTAATTTTTGCTTCTCCATCAAAATCAAGAGTAAGAAATCTTCAGAGTATTGGAAGAGTTCTTCGTAAAGGAAATAACAAAACACAAGCAGTATTATATGATATTGCTGACGATATAACTTATAAATCAAGAAAAAATTACACCCTCAATCACCTTATTGAGAGAATTAAAATTTATAATGAGGAAAAGTTTAATTATGAGATTATACAAATAGATTTCAAGGAAAAGAAATAATGTACGAAGAAGATTTTTACGCAACAATTAAGATGGTATCTGGTGAAGAAGTATTTTCCAAAGTATGTCCTTGTGAAGAAAAAGATAGAATTGTTTTAATACTTGATAATCCAGTTACAATGGAAACAGTTACTATGCGTCAATTAAAAATGACAGCACTTAAAGTAGTTCCTTGGATGAAGCTTACTGATGATACGATGTTTATCGTAGATATGAATAAAATAATTACGATGACAGAAGTAAATGATAAATCTATAATTAAGATTTACAATAAGTATGTCAAAGAAAGAGACAGAGTATCAAATAAATCAGAGTTAAGTCCAAATATGGGATATGTGTCATCTATTGCTGATGCCAGAATATCTTTAGAAAAGCTTTATAAATCTAATAGATAATCCCATTCTTCAAAACCCACAGAGTTATTTTAGTGTGTTTTGAAAAGGTTGTCAAGCACTTGATTGTTATGATATAATAAGAACAAATCAAATTTAAAAAATGAATAAGGTAAAGAAAAATCCACATTATGTAAATAATAAAGATTTTCATGATGCATTAGTTGCATATAATATGAGAATTGATGCTTCGAGAGACATCTACTTTGAGAAATACGATGTTTATCCTCCAGAAAATGGATTTTGGGAAGGAAAACCAAAAATACCAAATTACTTGGGAGAATGTTTTTTAAAGATTGCTACTCACTTATCATATCGTCCAAACTTTGTGAATTATATGTTTCGTGAAGACATGATTTCTGACGGTATTGAGAATTGTGTTCAATATATTCATAGATTTGATATAGAACGTACTAATCCATTTGCTTATTTTACACAAATTGTTTATTATGCTTTTCTTCGTAGAATACAAAAAGAAAAGAGACAAATGGAGATCAAAGAAAAAATTATTGAACGCAGTGGATTTGAAGAAGTATTTACTTCAGATGAAGGTGGAATTAATTCGGATTACAATACAATTAAGGACAACGTACAAATCAAACTTCACCAATGAAACTTGGATTGATTACAGATACTCATTATAACTTCAAGAAAGCAAATAAATCATTTCATGATTATTTTGCGAAGTTTTATAATGATATTTTTTTTCCTAAACTAGAAGAACGAAATATCAAGACAGTAGTGCATCTTGGTGATGCATTTGATAATCGTAAGGGTGTGGACTATTGGGCACTAGAATGGGCACAGAAGAACGTATACAATCGTTTTCGGGAACTTGGTATTCTTGTTTATAACATTGTAGGAAATCATGATGCTTATCATAAAAACACTAATGATGTAAATGCGATTGATTTATTACTACAAGAATATGAAAATGTAATACCTATTTCAAGTCCAAAAGAATTTTGTATTGATGGATTGGATACTTTGATGCTTCCTTGGATTTGTACAGACAATCGAGGGAAAACAGATGAACTATTGAAAAATACAGAAGCAAAAGTTGTATTTGGGCATTTAGAACTGGCTGGATTTGCTGCTTATCCTGGACACATTCAAGCAGAAGGAATGGATGCAAGTGTGTTCAAAAAATTTGATAAAGTGTATTCTGGGCACTATCATACCAAAAGTGATGATGGTAGAATTCATTATCTTGGAAATCCATATCAAATGTTTTGGAATGATGTAGATGATGTAAGAGGTTTTCATATTTTTGATACTGATACATACGAATTAGAACATTTCAAAAATCCTTATAATATGTTTGAACGGATATATTATGAAGATACTGATTATAAAAAGTTTAATACTTCATATCTTGAAGAAAAAATAGTAAAAGTGGTTGTTCGTCAAAAATCAGACCAATTAAAGTTTGATAAGTTTATTGATAAAATTCTAAAAGCAAATCCACTTGATTTGAAAGTTGTTGAGATTATTGATATAAATGATGGAGAAGTAAATTGCGAAGAAATATCAGCAGAAGATACATTATCCATTTTGGATAAATATGTAGAAGAAGCAGAGTTTGATTTGAATAAAGTGATGATTAAAAAACTACTTCGAGATGTCTATAAAGAAGCATTAGAATTAGAATAATGTATATACTAGCAATCAAAGGAAAAGAAGAAGAAGGTGTTTATTCCGTAACAGATAATGATGGCGAAAAAGCATTATATCTTTTTGAAGAAGAAGATGATGCTGAACGTTATGCCGGATTGCTAGAAGCAGAAGATTATCCTAGAATGTCGGTGGTTGAAGTAGAAGACGAAATCGCAATACGTACCTGTGAGATGTATGGATATCATTATGTTATAATCAATTCAGATGAATTTGTAATACCCCCAAGACAAAATGATTTTATTCAAACGAATAGCCTATCGTAATTTTTTATCGTCAGGCAATACTCCCACTGAAATTAACCTTACGGGAGAAATAACTACTTTAATTATTGGACATAATGGTTCCGGCAAAAGTACGATGCTTGATGCTTTGTGTTTTGCGTTGTTCAATAAAGCATTTCGTAAAATTAATAAATCACAATTAGTTAATTCTACAAATGAAAAAGATTGTTTAGTAGAAGTTGAGTTTAGTGTTGGAAATAAAGAATATAAAGTAATTAGAGCAATTAAACCAAATATTTTTGAAATTTGGATAAATGGAGAATTACAAAATCAAGCCGCAGCAACAGTAGATCAACAGAAACAATTAGAAGATACAATACTGAAACTTAACTATAAATCATTTACTCAGATTGTCATTCTTGGTAGTGCTTCTTTTGTCCCCTTTATGCAACTTTCAACGGCACATCGCCGTGAAGTTGTTGAGGATTTGTTGGACATTAAAATCTTTTCTGCGATGAATTCAATTCTTAAAGAAAAGATAAGAAGTTCTAATGAAAAGATTAAGGAGTTTATTCTATTTGAAAAATCAATTGAAGAAAAGATTTTAATGCAACAAGAATTTATTGAAGAGTTGGAGAAAAGAGGAAATACTAAAATAGATGTCAATAAGAAAAAAATTACAAACTTAATGAATGAAAATGGCAACTATATTTCTGAAAATACTACACTTGATGAAAGTACATTAAAATTTACTAATGAACAAGAAGAGGTTGTTGGTGCTACTGATAAACTCAAAAAACTTGGTAATCTAAAAGGAAAAATTTCTGAAAAAGTATCTATAATTACTCAAGAACATAAGTTTTTTAGTGAGAATACGGTTTGCCCAACTTGTACTCAAACAATTGACGAAGAGTTTCGTGTAAATAGAATTGCTGATGCTCAAAATAAAGCAAAAGAACTCCAACAGGGATTTCAAGAACTTGAAAATACAATTAAAGAAGAAGAAGAAAGAGAACGTCGATTTATTATACTTTCTAAAGAAATTACAAAACTCAACTATGAGATTTCTCAAAACAATACTCGAATTTCATTCAATCAAAAGCAAATTCAGGAACTTGAATATGAAATTCAAACAATTACCGAACAACTTGAAAATCGAAATACTGAACACGAAAAGTTAGAAAAACTCAAAAAACAACAAAACGATAATTTTAAAAAGAAATCAAAATATAAAGAAACTGTTAGTTATTTTGATTTTGCTCAAGTTTTAATGAAAGATGGAGGAGTAAAAACTAAAATTATTCAAAAGTATCTCCCATTAATGAACCAACAGATTAATAAGTATCTGCAAATGATGGATTTTTATATTAACTTTACACTTGATGAAGAGTTTAAAGAGAATATAAAATCTCCTATTCATGAAGATTTTACATATGAAAGTTTTAGTGAAGGTGAAAAGATGAGAATTAATCTCGCAATTCTTTTTACCTGGAGAGAAATTGCAAGAATGAAAAATTCAATCAATACAAACTTATTGATTTTAGATGAGGTATTTGATAGTTCTCTTGATAATATGGGAACAGATTATTTTACTAAAATTATCAAATATGTCATTAAAGATGCTAATGTATTTGTGATTTCACATAAGACAGATGAATTAATTGATAAGTTTGATAAAGTTATTCGATTTGAAAAAACTAAAGGATTTTCTAAGATGATAACTTGACTTTTTTCCTCATCTTTGTTAGACTAAAAAAAGTAAACTTTGAAAAAATTATGTCCGAAATTCCCGATAAAAAAGAAAATTTTGAAACTGATTATGAAAGTCTTCTTCCTGATGGGTATTGGTTAGGTGTTGATGGTAAAGATGATAAATATTCCACTAAAAATGATACAATTTTGTTTGGAAATGCAATAACTGGAAGTAGAGTTTTTGGTGGAATGAGAGATCAAGAATATTGGGAAGATGATGGGTTTAGTTTGACTGGAAATCCATATGCCTCTCCAGATGTTTTTAATTTCGGGGCACCCGCAGCTGCAGTATCATTTGGAAATAATCACAGTACAACTATTAGTTCTCAGTCATTTAATTTGAATAAAAAAACACAGGATGTTAATTTGACTACTTCACAAAAATCAAATCAAGAACATTTTTGGAAGTTCGGTGAAGGTGAAACTCTAAAGGCAGTGAATGATTATATTGTAAGTACATATAATGCACACTATGCATCTGAAAAGTCTAAGGTTCAGGTGCTTGATATGATTGATGCAATTGGTGATGGTGTTCCTTTCTGCCGTGATAATCTCATCAAGTATTCTTCTCGTTTTGGTAAGAAGGATGGGATGTCTCGTCTTGACGCACTGAAGATTATCCATTATGGTATTCTTCTATACCACTTTGCTGGTTTTAATAATCAAACTAAGAACAACAATGAAACTTTCTGATACTACTCTTGCTATTCTGAAGAACTTTTCTTCCATCAATCAGTCCATTCTTGTAAGAAAAGGAAATAAACTTCGCACTATGTCTGTGATGAAGACAGTTCTTGCTGAAGCAAAAGTTGAAGAAGAATTTCCTAAAGATTTTGCAATTTATGACCTTAATCAATTTTTAAATGGTCTTTCACTTCATGAAGACCCAGATCTTGATTTCGGAAATGATAGTTACGTAGTAATTCGTGAAGGAAAACGTCGTGTTAAGTATTTCTTTGCTGATCCTGAAGTAATCGTTTCTCCTCCAGAAAAAGAAATTTCACTTCCTTCTAAGGATGTGTGTTTTCAGTTAGAACATTCGCAATATGATAAAATCAAGAAAGCAGCAGCAGTTTATCAGTTAGAAGACCTTTCTGTAATTGGTGATGCAGGTGTTATTCGTTTGGTTGTTCGTGACAAAAAGAATGATACATCAAATGAGTATTCAATTGTAGTTGGTGAAACAAATCAAGAGTTTACTTTTAACTTTAAGGTAGAAAATCTTAAGATTATTCCTTCGTCCTATGATGTTGTGATTTCTTCTAAACTTATATCACAATTTACGAATGAAAGGTATAATTTAGATTATTTTATTCCTATGGAACCGGATTCCGTTTATACTGACTGAACTTCAATCTTATATTATGAATGTTTTTGTAACTGATGTGTCCCCCAGTAAGTCTGCTCAAGTACTTCCTGATAAGCACGTCGTGAAAATGCCCCTGGAGACCTGTCAGATGGTCTCCATCATATACTCTAAGTGGTACTATGATTGGGGCACAATTAATAAAGCAGATGGCACTCCTTACAGTACAGTAAAGGGTGCCTTTCGTAATCATCCCTGCACTAAATGGGCTGCAGATAATCACTACAATCTTGCCTGGTTGATTACGCACGGAATACATTTATGCTTTGAGTACGAACATCGGTATCAGAAACGGCACTCTTGTTTGAATACTCTGGAAGAAGCAATGGTAATCTTTCATAACAATGCTAAGATTTCCATTTCTGAGCATACTAATGTAAAAGAATTCACTCGGGCAATGCCTGATGAATATAAACTTGATGATAGCA